GGATGTATGCAGGTACAGGGCTATAGATGTATGGGGGAATGGGCTTAAGGTGTATTGCATACACCTTTAGCCCTGTACCAATGAGGTACGAGGTAAGAAGTTAGACGAGCGGAGTCACATCGCGAAAAGCAGATAGGGTTAGGACGAAATGGCGAGCCAGGCCAGAAAGGAAGGCATGCACCATAAGGACGGCTAGCAGTCCTTACCTCGCAGCCATAGCGGGAAAGCCACGCAGCACAAGGGCTGTGAGCACCAGGAGAAGGGACAAGCCAAAGCGCAGAGACAGAGTCTCTGTAAAGGATGGCGCTGCGCGCTGTTTGTTTTGTACCTTTGCCCTTATGGCCTATTGTACAAAGGTACATTTGTACGTATATTTAGGCCTCACTCAATCGCGAGGCCTTCAAAATGACTGCAAGAGTCTGGACCATACAGAACCAAAAGGGCGGCACAACAAAGACCACGACCGCGACCAACGTCGCCTGCTGCCTGGCCGACAAGCACGGTAAAAGCGTGCTCCTGATCGACCTCGACGGCCGCCAAGGCTCGGCTACCGATTGGGCAACCTCCCGTGCTGACGACGCGACGCTAATCCCCTGCGTCATCATGCGGGAAACGCTAAAGCGCGACCTGCCGCGAATCTCGAGCGGCTACGACTACGTAATCATTGACGGAATACCTCAGATCAGCGCACTGACGTCGGACGCTGTAAAGGCTTCGCACCTGGTCATCATCCCGGTGCAGCCTAGCCAGTACGACATATGGGCGACCGGCGACATGGTCCAGCTGGTAAAGGATCGTCAGGAAGTCACAGGGGGCACGCCTAAGGCTGTGCTTATGATCGCGAGAGCCATCGCCGGGACCATTCTCGAGCGCGATACCCAGGAGGCCCTGCTCAAATACGACCTACCCCGCACCACCACCCAAACGCACCAGCGCGTCGCCTACGGAAAAGGCATCGCACAAGGGAAAAGCGTAATGGACCTGCTACCGAGCGACGAGGCTCGTCAGGAAATCGAGGAGCTAACAGCCGAGCTCCTGGAGCTAGACAAATGACCGGCACAAAACTCAGCACTGAGCGCCCAAGCCGCGCCGCAGCAACTCAAATCGAGCCACACGTCGAGAAGGCGCGCCGGGCAGTAGTGACCGATTCAATCGAGGAAAAACAGCTTAAGGCGATCGTGCCGGTCAAGTACCACAGAGGCACCAACGACATTAAAAGCATGTCGGCCGACAACGTCCCGGTTAAGTATTTGATCATTGAAGCGCTCGACGATCTGTTCAAGAAGTACGAGCAAGGGAAGGGGCATTACAACGTCGAAGACCAGGCCGAGCTGAAACGCCGCCTGGAATCATTGAAGTGAAAAAAGTACGCCTGGCAGCGGTTGCACCCGCCACCAGGCAAGACAGATAACCGAGGGGGTTAACCATGTCCAAAGTCGACTATACCACAGCGCGAGGCCTCTCTCTGCGCGACGCCGTAGACCCAGCCAACCGCGCCAAAGTGCGTGCCTACTTCCTGCAGGAATGCTGCTTAGTCGCCTGGCACGGCTACCTGCGATCGATCGGGGAGGCCGCCAAATGAAGCGCAGCGACGACCCGACCGGGCTGCAACTCCTCTTTGCCGGCGCCGTGGCGATCGCCCTCGCGCTGCACGTTATAGGCTTGTTCATTTATCGCGTTTACACCCAGCGCATGGACGACAAAACCACCGACCAGGACGAGCAAGTATGACGACCCTCAAAATCGGCGGGCTCCTGCTCGCCCTCGCGATCGCTGGCGCGTTCCAGCCTGCAGCCGCCCGCGAATGCGATACCGACCGCGACGACCGAACTGACGCAACATGCGGCGGGCCTGACCGCGACCTCGACAATGACGGCCGCACCGACGCGAAGTTCGGCGGTCCCGATCGGGATCTCGACAACGACGGCCGCACCGACGCGCGTTTCGGCGGCCCCGATCGCGACAGCGACAACGACGGCCGCACCGACGCCACATTCCGCGGCCCCGACCGCGACCTCGACAACGACGGCCGCACCGACGCGCGTTTCGGTGGCCCTGACCGCAAAAAAGGGAATTGACCATGCCAGAAATAAAGTGCGAACACGGCCACGCAATGAGCGTCGGAACCACTGAATGGATCGCTACGCTGACCCTCGACCAGCTCCGATTTGCCCGCAGCGAGGCCGACGCGAAAATCAAGGCCGCTGAGGCCCAACCAAAACGCACAGTTTGGCGGGTTTGCCTGTCCGGCTACTGCGACGGCAACTATCGCGAAGACGAATACGAAAAAGCAGCCGACCACCTGGTGCGCATCTTCAAAGAGAAGTTCATGAAAGAAGCGGCCGGCTTTGTCGAGGCGCCATATGGCACAGGCATATTTGAGCGACAGCTCCCGAGCATCAGCGCCGAGCGCGTGACGCAGTTCGAATACGAAACCGAATGGTTCCCCGAAAAGCCGAGCTGACCCCCCATGTAGCCGACCCCACAAGCCCGCCCACTCGGCGGGCTTTTTGTTACCCTGCGCGCCTCAACCGAACGGAGATCCGCGCAGCATGAAAGCAAAGCCCATCATTATCGGCGTCGGCGCCGTCGCCCTGGTGGCGATCCTGGCTTACGACCTGGTCAAAAAGGACGACCACGCGCTCGAGCGCATCAGCGAGCGGGTTGGGCTGTCGGTCAGCTGCAAGATCCTCAAGCAGGACGGCAAAAGCTGGGGCGTCTGCCGGTACAAAAACGGCGCGCCGGCCAGCGTCTGGCTCGACCGAGACGCGACATGGATCGCCGCCAACGGTAACGCGATCGAGGTCGTCGGCAAGCTGGCCAACGTCCAGGACCTGCAGAACCTGCCGGCCGTAATGGTCGACTATCAGGCGCCGCCGACCATGCCCGGCGCCCTGCTCGAGCAGTAACGCCAGAAACGAGAAAAGCCCCCACCGCCGTTAGGCAGTGGGGGCTTTTTTATTCTGCAGGGATTGTCGCAGTCAGCGAGCAGCGGTAACTCTGCTGCCGACTGCCGTTTGCCGTCACCTGGTCAATTGACCACTGGCCGCGCATGAATGACGGCCAAGTGTCGTCGAGCTCGATCAGGCCCTCGGCCGCGAGATCTGGATTACCGGGGCAATCGATCTGCAGTTTCATTTCCTCGCGCTTGAGCTTGCGCAGCGATCCCTCGCCTGCAGCCTTCGCGTCCGCCTCATTCTGGTAACGCTGCGTCACCTTCTTGAACGGCTTTTCTCCCGTCTCGACCACGCACTCTTTTCCGGTCGATCCGTCCCACCAGACCGTTTTGCAGCCCTTGAACTTGACGCGGCTTTCTTCGTCGAGTGTGGCATTGATAAACGATCGGTCGTTCGGCGAATTCCCTTTCGTGACCGACAAGGTCACGACCGGCAACGTCTTACCCGACAGCGATTTGACCTGCCCCTTCAGAGCCATGACGTAGAGCTCGTTAACCGGCTTCGTGACGGCGTCGTACTTGCGCGAGATCCGCGTCAGAAACCCCATATCGGTTTCATTTGACTGGTCGACATGGTCGATCACCTTTGCATCAAGCTCGGCCGAGATCCGAGGGGAAAACCCGTGGCGCGCGGTCAGCTCCCGGAAGATCGCGCCGAGCGTGGTCGGCCCGTAGCTGGCTGACTTTCGCTCTTTGAATGCCGTCTCGTCGGCCACCTTGAAAGGAACTGCAGTGGCGACGATTTTCAGCAGCGGCGGGAACAACTGAGGCCGGCACCTGGTGATATTGAACTCGCCTTTATCGACGAGCCCCGTCTCGAGGTAGCCGACCCTTAGCCCGATTTTCCCGTCAAAGCTGGGCAGACCCTCAAGGTCATCGACCCGAACCGTCAGGTTCAACGTGTCCGACTTCACGCCCGAGGCGTCGACGTGCTCCCAATCGACCAGGCGAGCGTTAATCAGCGCCGCATTCGCGCCTGTAATCTCGACTGCCGGCGTAAATCCAAGCGCCATAACCCTATCCCCTTAGTCCCACGCCGAAATCGGCCTATCTGCAGCCGCCTTCGCGGCCAGCTCGGGCAAAATCACCCACATGTCACCAGGTAGTGCCGGGCCAAGCTCAGCCAGCCCCGGATTGACCAACCAAAACGCCTCCTCGGCCGCGTCGTCAGACCGGCCGAGCTCGCGATAAAGCAACAGGTTGGCCGTGTCGCCCGCGATCGTTCGCACTCTGCGCATTAGAAGAACTCCGAAAGATCGAGCGACCACTCCAGGAGCGTCGTCGTACCGTCATCGAGCACGCGCTTTTGCCCCTCGTTGACGCCGTCGATCCGCCAACGGCCCCACACCCGGCCGACGCCGTCGACCAGGACGTAAGGCACGCGGGCGTCGGCCATGGCGCGCAGCTCGTCGAGCTTGGCCATGCCGGCCGCAAATTGCGCCTTACCGTTGAGCCTGAGCTCCTCGAGCCCCTGCCCGGTCTGGTGCGATCGGGGCTTACTGCTAATCATGTCCAGGCTGACCCACCCGCCCGACGTTTTACGGTCGAGCGACTCGTAAGGGAAACCGCTCGAGAGCCCGAAAACGAACTCGCCGAGCGCCATTTGCTGCGCCATCGTTACTCACTCCCATCAGTCAGAGACGCACCACGACGCTGCGCCAACGGATCGCTGGCCATCATCATTGGCATCATTTCGCCTTTCAGCCTGGCCATGATCTGATCAGTCAGGCGCTGGTCATACGCGGGGTCGCCGGTTGGCGTCATCGTGATAGACGGCGAAAAGACCATTGGCGTAGGCGGTACAGCTGCCTTGACAACGTCCTTCGCTACGTCGCTCGGGGCGCTCAGCTTGTCGACCATGGCGCCCAACTTCTCGCCCAGCCACTCGCCCACGCCACTACCTGCCAGACTCCCGCCAATACCGCCGACGGCGCCGCCGATCGCAGTCCCCACACCCGGAAAAATCATTGTGCCGATCGCGGCGCCAGTAGCGGCGCCGGCCCAGCCCCCGGCCATGCTGCCAGCCATCCCACCAACCGCGCCGCCAACTTGCCCGGCGTCACCATTGGCTATGCCGTCCGCAGCCGCCAGGCCACCGCTGATAAGCATCAGAGGAACAGCCGCCCGGCCCGCGAGTTTCGTGGCCGTGCTAAGGCCTTTTCCACCCATTGCCGCAGCCTTGCCGAGCGCGCTTGGCGCACCCTCAGCCGCCGCAGCAGCGGCCACCAGCGTGGGCGCCGAGCCGAGAACCCTCCCAGCAGCACCGCCACCTGCAGTCGACAAAAACGGCGCCCGCGGAATCGCTGAGCCGCCCTTAACAGGCGACAACTTCCCACCCTTGCCACCTTTTCCGCCGCCCGCACCAACTCCGCCAGAAGCGCCCAGGCGGCCCATGGTGGCGTTTAAGCGTGCCACCGCGAGGTCTGCCTGCATTGCGGTGCGTGCTGTGCTGGCATCGAGCTTGGCGCGAGCCAGCGCGCCACGGTTCGCCCCCTGCCCAAGCATCAGCCCTACATACTTCAGAGCAAGCGCGCCGCCTTTCAGCAGCGTCATACCACCAGCAGCCACGGCGAGCGCGGCCGTGATGGTCGGGAATGTTTCTGCAGCCGTAGCCAGGTAATTGACGAACGTACCCAGCGGCTCTAATACGTAATTCAACGCCGGCAGCATGGCCGTACCGACCAGCGTCGACAGGCGAGTCAGCGACGCAGTAAACGAGTTCCAACCGGTGCGCGAGGTGTTGGCCACCCCGGCCGCCTCCTGCATCATCGAGCCGTTTTCACCGAGCACCGACGTTGCATATTTCGACTTGTCACCCACCAGGTCAAAGGCGCGCTGCACCTCTCCGAGGTTCAACAGCAGAGGCTGGATAGCGCCGATCGACTCCGAGCCGAAAAGCTGCGTGGCCAAGGCCGATTGCTTTTCTTGCGGCTGAGCCTTGAGCGCCTCGAGCACGGTCATAATCGTTTTTGGCGCGTCCTGCTGCATCTGCGCCGCGAGATCCTCAGGATTAAAACCGAGCTCCTCCCACGTCTCTTTCTGACCCTTCGTCGCGGCCTCGCCTTTCGTCAAAGCGCTGAGGAAGTTTTTAAACCCGGTACCGGCGATTTCCTTCTCAGTGCCAGGGTTCAGTAGCGCAGCCGACAGAGCGGCCGTTTGCTCAGGCTTCAACCCCGACGCCGAACCGATGGCGCCGTAACGCTTCACTACCGACGCAATGTCTGCAGAGGAGGCGTTGAAGTTGTTGCCGAGGTAGTTCGTCGAGTCCGCCAGGTCGAGCGTCTGATCGCGCGTGAGCATCATCGACGCACGCCAGCCGGCCATGATTTCGCCGGATTCCTTCGCGCTGACGTCAAACGCGGAGCCCATGATCGCGGCGTCCCGGGTAAATTCCATGATCGCTTTTTGCTTCGCGACCTGGTCGATATTGCCCGAGGCGTCTTTCTGATCGTTACCGATGCCCGACTGCCCGGCCGCGTACTCGATATTTGCCAGATCGACGCCGGTCATTCCGCTGGATGCGATCAGGCGATCGCTTGCAAGCTTGAGGTTGTCCGACGCCATTTTTTCACGTTGACCAGGCGCGAAATCAATCACCTTGCCCACGTCGGCCATGGCGGTTTCCATGTCCATCGCCTGGTTGATCGGCCGGCTGGCCACGTAAGCCATGGCAGCCGTCTCGACCATCTGCCCGCGCAGATCCGCTCGCTGCCCTCTGTTAGCGTCCATGCGCGACTGCGCACCGCTGACCGCCTCCAGGCGTGCCCGCTGAGCAGCCAACGCAGCATTGGCCGATTTGGTCGACGACTCGAGGCGCTTCTGCTCGCTGGCCAGCTTTCCGGTATCAACGCCGGCCGACGTGAGTTCCGTCTGCAGGCGCTTTAACTCGTTTCGCTCGCCCCGCTGCGCCGCAGTCAGCGTGCGCAAACTCGCGGTCGCCTTGTCCTGCGACGTGTCGAGCTTGCGGACCTCAGAGCTGGCGCTATTGAGCTCACGCTGCAGCCTGGTCGTTTCGGCGCGGGCCGCGCGCATTTGCGCAGCCGTGGTGCCGGTGGCCGACTCTAGCGTCTTGAGCGCGGCCGCCGCCTGGTCATACTCCTGCTTGAGTTTTTCGACCCGCTCAGCCGCCGCCTTGTGCTCGCGACCGATTCGGGTTTGCTCGACGCGGGCCGCCGTAAGGGCCGTAGTCGTTTTTTCGACCTTGGCCGTCAGAGCCGCGTAACCGTCGGCCGATCTGGCCGTGCGATTGAGCTTGTCGAGCTCCGCGCGCTGAGACTTGATCCCCTCCTCGAGCGCGCCAGCTTTCTTCTTGAAGTCGCCGAACGTACTCGAGTACGCATCCGTCGCAGCAAGGCGCAGCGAATATTTCGACTCGGCCATGCTCTACCCCTTTTTCGCGCCCAGGCGTGCGATCGCTAACTCGTAACGACGCATGCCCTTGCCGGCGTCCCATTCCAGAATTTCCGCCTCGGATACGTGGTAAACGAGGGGTACAACGTCGAGGATTACGTCGACGTCTCGCTCCGAAAGAAGGCAGCCGGTTTGTTCAAAAAATCGCTGAGACGCTCCTGCAGCTGCGTCCAATCGGGCAGGCTCAAGCTCTGTACCTCAGGCACCGATAGGCCCACGCAATGAGCGCTCACAAAGTCGGCGCGCTCGTTTGGCGTTTTGAACTTGCGCATACCCTTCGAGACTTTCATCGCCGGCACCTGGATCTGCAGACGGTCGACAACCCGGCCGCCAAAGGCCTTGATCGGCACGAGCAGCGGGAAGTCGTCGGGGTTTTCAGGTTTGCGGCCGGTGAAGTAGGTGCCGGGCAACTTGATGTAGTCGTGGATCAGATCCACCAGCGCCACATAGTCCGGCTGCTTGATCTGCTCGAGCACTTCCACCGGCAGACCGCTGGCGACGACGAGGATCTGCTCGAACTGGTCGTCGTTGTCCTTGCCCGCCTTGACCAGGGCCGCGCGGTGCTCAGAAACAACGATCGGCCGCAGCGGGATCTCGTCGACGGTGTCGCCGTTTTCGAGGGTGATCGGATAAAGCAGCGGGTGCGACGGCATAACCCAATTTTCTGGCTGTTCTTGCATTTTTTACTTTCCTTGAGGCAACAAAAAACCGCCATTTAGGCGGTTCGTTGAGTGGCGATCGGTTAGACCATCAGGGCCAGGCGGCGGGCGCCTTTCAGGTAGTCAACGCCGTTGATTACGCACTTCTGCGTGCGGGTATCGATATCGATAACCGGAACGCCCATTTCTAGGCGCTGGTAGCTGCGCAGGGCGATTTCCAGCGTGGTCACGGGCTTGTCGCCCATTTTCAGCTGCTTATCTTCCTGCTTTTTCAGCTTGCCGCAGCAAACATGGTAGGCGAACCACTCGTTGCCCTCCTGGTCCTCGCCGGCCTCCTGCACAGTCAGCAAAACGTCACTGCCACCGGTCACGCCCAAGGCGAGAAAGATCGGCAAGCCGACGCCCTGCAGCGTCAGCTTTGCAGACAGCGCTTTCATACCGACGGCCATTTCTTCTTCAATGAAACGACCGCCCCGCATCGACTCCATATCGAACTCGATCGGCGGCGGATCAAAATCGTCGAGCGTGGCCATCAACGGCATACCCTGCAGGGTCGCCGTCATCATCTGTCTTACGCGGTTAGTGAACATTAGAGAACATCCTCCAGGAATTCTTCGATGATGGCGTCGCTGGCGTTGAGCTGGTAGATCATGTGCTCGTTGGGCGCGTAGCGGCCGTAGTCAATGCACAGATACCAAGTGCCGTTTTTGTACTTCTCGACGCTGTTCAATTCCGGGTGCAAGTAGACCTTGCCGCCAGGGATCGTCTCGTCGGCGACCAGGTCCTGCATAAACAGGTTGATCCGCGTTACTTCTTGCTCCATCGCGCGCTTGGTCAGGTTCATAGACATGACCTTTTGCGCCGCCTTGATGAGCTTGCGAGCGATGGCGTCCTCGAGCCCGACGTAACTGATGAATTTGCCGGTGATCGAGCGGTTACCGATCAGCGAGAAACCGCCGAGGATGGTTCGGGCGTAGTAGCTGATGCCGTAGCGGTTGAGCAGGTCCCCCTCGGTCGACTTGTCCAGGATGTTGTACTCGACCGTCCGCGAGACGTCGGCCGCATACGTGACCTGGTTGCCGGGGCTTTCCCACTGCTTGACGCT